TTAGACTGTAACGTACCCCTCGGACCAATGATCTTTACCTATCTCATATTCATCTATATAAAACCCACTTTCCTCATCGTCCTCAAGAGGATCAATTAGCTTTGGGCAACCAGAGAACCCTGGTTGAGAAGCTAACCTTTCAATGGCGCCTAGGGCATCCTCTTTACTTGCGTAGAGACCAATGACTTTTACACATTCATTATCTTCTGCGATGACGTGTAAGTGCTGTAGTAAAAATGCAGATTTCATAGTGTGCTTAACGTCGTTATAAGCGGCCGGAACGGAGTTGGTTTGTTTGCGGTAGCGTAGCGTTAAACCGCAAACGAAGCAACGGAGTGGAGGTCCAGCCCGCTCGCGGGCGATGCTTGATAACTTTGTTAAGGCGCATTTAGCTTACGCAACCCTTGTAGGAAGATGGTGGTACCGCCGAAGAGTCCTACAAAAACAAAATATGCCTGAAAGGCATTGCCATAAGGGATAAATAAAAGTGCTACACCACTTAAAAATAGGAATGAGCCAACAGTCATAATTGCAACCCCGCTAGGTTTCGACGCGCGACTTACACATGCACGAATCAACGCCCAAAGGGATAGAAGGAAAGTTACATAGAAAAACGAGTAGCTCAAAAGTGAAGCTTCTCCATTAAGGAACATAAGCATTCCAAAGTAAGATACTGTTCCAGTAAATACGCAGATAATGAGGGAAACTACGATCGTAAATATACGCTCCTTTTTAGTTGGAACACGATCAATATCCCAATTTCCTCGCAATCTCATAGGGAGCCTTAACATTTATATAGTGGTCATCATGACCACTATTATTTTGACTACTATTTCTGACACAAATTTACGCCAATACGCCATCTTCTTCCACTAAATCAATAGATTACGATCATCTGGCACTATCGACCCATCTGGAAAAATGATCATTATGACCACTATCCCCAATTTTAACCGGTCTTTTAACCCACTGATTTTAAAGCATTTTCCCATAAGTTTGAGCAACTCAAAAAAATAACAGTCACAGTGATCATAAATCCTGTGCTGACCTCCCCGTGAGGCTACCCATCCACTTGCACCCGCCAAACAACTCCATCATCCGCCAGCCGCTTGCGCACCGTATAGGCCACACCACCCAGCGTAATCACCGCCCCTGAGCTGTAAGCCCCTACCTCACTCACCAGCAGACTCAACTCAATACGCGCTACCCGCAGTCGCTCCTCCTCAGCGAACTCGTCGATCTCCTGATCAAGTATCACCCGGCAATCTTTAGGCTCAGTACCGCTACCATCGGTATAGGTAGCGGTCTTGCCCCATTTGCGGAACGCCCGCACTGCGGCTCTTTGGTCCAGATCCATGAATCACCTAGGCCTTCACCGTGCCCGGTACGCCAGTAAACTTCACCGCAAGGCTAGTAGCGCCATTACCGGCAGCCTCTGCAGCAAAGGCTATAGATCCAGTGATATCGCCGCTTGCAGCTGTAGCTGCAGCATCATCAAAGGCTTTTGCGGAAACATCCCAAGTAAGGGTTTCCCCCTGGCCAATCACTGCGCCGGATACCTTGGGAACGGTAAACACGTCTTCAATAGCGACTACCCCACTGTCACCAACCGCGATAGCATCATCGGCCACACCCAGTACCGCACCGATCGCCACTACCTGACCAGAGGTAATATCTGATCCGGTGTTATTGGTGTAATCCAGCATACGCCCGTCTTGTACAAAATTCGTAGCCATATTCTTTCTCTCGATTGGATTTGAAATTGAAAGTAAAAAGGCCGCGTAGTGCGGCCCTTTCCGGTTTAATTTCAGTTGGGATTGGGATTAGGTCTTGGGTGTTTTCACCATGCCTTTGGCATCCCAGGCTTTGGCGGCGGCATCCAGGCGCACTTTGAATTCCACCCCGTCGATATTCCAGCCGTTCTGCTGTTCCAGCACTGGGGCTTGCTGGCCGTCCAGGTAGAGCACTTCGATAGTGTCGTGCATGGCCGGGTCGGCTTTTAGATACCAGCCGTTGTGCCCACTGAGACGACCGTCGGAGATCACGCTGGCAATATTGCGCACGCTGTTTGGGGTTGTGTTGTTTTTGCTGGAGGCACCCACTTCAAATTCAGATTCCAGGGCAACCTTTGCGGCACCCTCGTCGGCAATATCACAGAGCAGGAATTTAGGGCGGATATTCAGGAAGGCGGTGCCGTCCTTTTGCTTGCCCATCAATACCCGTGCGGCATCGATGCTGGCGGTATTGATACTCGCCTTTTCTGCAAGGTTGCCATGGTCGGCATGGAACAGGGCTTTGCCATCGGCCATTTGTGGGTTGTTGAGCAGGATACTAAACACCAGGTCTCCAACGGTACGGACCGCAGCAAGGCCCATTTTTTGTGGGATGCGGGTGAAGGCCCCCAGGTCGTCATTAATAATCGCCTGGCGGGTAATAGAGAACATTTCCCCGTAGGTAGCCAGTGCAGCGGTTTCGGCGCGCTCGCCGATGCTCACATATTTAAACTCTGCCCCGGGTGCCACTTGGCGCAGTGAGGGGAAGGTGCCGAGATCGGTGCGGGTGGCGATTTTGAAATCACTCAAGTTGCCGGTGGCGGTAAACTGCGGAAAGACTTCTGCCGCTTCTGAATAGCCTTTGAGCATGGATTTATTGGCGATATTACCCAGCACCGTGGCGAAGTCTCCGGAGCCGTGGGTAAACGCTGCGGCGACGATGCCCATTTTATCCAGGCCGGATAAATTCTGGCCGTGGGCCTGCATCAGAATGCGGGCAATCTCCATCATGGTGTAGCCGGTGAGTTCATTACCTTCGGTGCGCTTTTCACCAAGGGCGCGCATGGCAATGGCATTTTCGGCATCAGCTTTCATGCGTTTGATGCCTTCGCCTTCCTGCACCACCAGGCTGTAGCTTTGTACGGGGGTTGGGGTTTGGCTGCCGAGCGCAGTGAGCAGCTGGTCTTTGGCTTTCTCAGCGCTGCAGTCCATATCATCCAGGCAGGATTGCATTACGGTGCTGTGTGCATCGAAACCCTTAAAAACCGCTTTGATATCGTCTTTGCGTTGCTTTTCATCGGCTGCAAATTGCGCTTTGGCATCGGCGGCAATCTGGGCTTTCATTTCTGGTGTAACCCCGTTGTCGGTGGTTGCACCCGGCTGTGCGGGGTTGGATTTAGGCATGGTCTGCGCTTCCTTGGTTTGGGTTGGGTTGCCTGCAACTGCAGACGGGAATCGAACGGGATCTGTCCCTTGCGCAACTATTGCGCTGATGGCTTGCGGGGTATTTTTAAATTGATTCAGTAGCGCGCCATTGAAGCTGGCGGCCATCTCGATTGCGGCAGTGGTATCGGTAGCGAAGCCTGCTTCCACGGCTTCGGCGCCGGTATACCAAGTCTCGTCATCCATCACTTGGCTGATTTCCTCATCCGACATCCCGGTGCGGGAGGAATACAGGCTTTTCATGGTGGTTTTGACTTTGGCTAACAGACTCTTGGTTTTTTCCAGAGCGCGCTCGTCACCGCGAACACCGGCACTGGGGTTGTGCACCATGTAATAGGCATTCTCGGCAATATGGACCGTATCCCCGGCGAGGGCGATCACGCTGCCCATACTGGCTGCGATGCCTTCAATCCAGGTTTCCACTTCGGCTTTATGGTCTTTAAGCAGGTTATAAATAGCCGTGCCGTCGAACACATCTCCGCCGGGGCAGTTGATGTGTAGATTTATCTTGCTGACATCGCCGAGCGCTTTCAGGTCTCGAGCAAAGTCTTTTGCAGTCATATCCCAGTAGCCGATGGAGTCGTACAGATAAATATCGGCTTCACTGGTATTGGCGGCAGCGGTCATGCTGTACCAGGATTTATTCGGCATAGCTGCCTCCTATTCAGATTCAGTTTCTTGCGCGGGTACGGCTTCGCGTTTGCTTGGGGTGGTAATGTCGTTATCTCTAAGCTTTCTCTGCCAGGCAGCCGTTTGCTTGATTACATCGTCCGGCTTTTTGCCACGGCGGCGGATGGTCTGCTGTGGGCTGGCCAGTACATTTTCCAGCAGGGTTTCATCGGCGCTGGCTTCGTGTACCGGATTAATCCAGGGCATCACCGGAGTAATAAAATCGACGTGCATTAATGTGGATGGATCGACATCACTCGGCACTTTGAAGGCATCGGCCAGTAACCCCATCTGCACCCAACGGCGGGTGGCCGGCTCTACAATTTCCTCGCAGAATTCCAGGCTGAGGGTTTCGTAGTTTCCCCACTGCTCCACCAGCTCCTGGCGCTGTGCGCTATAGGTCCCGTTGTAGTTTTTGCTGATACTGCTAAAGCTGGCCATGGTGCCGGCGGCAGCCATACGGTGCATGGTTTCTAAAAACGGGGTTAGTAGGCCACTGGGGCGATTACTTTGGAGAGTGCCGACAGATTCGCCGGGGCGGAGATCGTCATAGATGGCACCGGCACTGATAGCCAGAGTGCGGTTTCCATTCTCATCATAAGAATCAGCGTCATAAGTATCAGGGCTGCCCTTTTGAATAAAACCCACCATGGCTGAGGCAATCTTGGCGGCGACACGCTCGTTTTCTTCATAGTCTTTAATATCGGTAAGGCGATTCATCACCGCTGCAAAGATGGAAACCCCACGGGTTTGGTGCAGCCTGCGTACAAATTTCAGGTGCTCGATATTGTCGGCACTGTGAAACCTTCGCTTCATACGCCAGTTGAATGAGGCCCCGGGGTGTTCGTCGTACAACCAAAAGCCCGAGGGCTCACCCCAGGCGGATTTTTGAATGCCTTGCACAATGCGCTTGCTGGGGTCGTTGTAATCCACCGGCAGGAAATCCGGCTCCAGGCATTCAATGGTGTAAGGCACGGGGGTGCGGTGTTTTAACCCGGGCACGCTGCCCTGTAGGTGCCGCATTAAAGTTTCGCCATCGCGCAGCCAGGTATTGCACAAAAGCCGCTGGGCTTTGGCCCAGCTAAATTGCCGGGTGCATTCGGGGCGCCGGGCCCATTCCTTATGGGCGTCATTCATTTGGCTGGCGAGACCGTCATGGATATCGCCATCCCAGGTTTTGGGCTGGAATTCCACATCAATCCCACGCGGGCCGACGATGTTGTTCACCAGGGTGGTGAGAATGCCAAAGGCAAAATCGTGGTTTTGCTCCAGGTGCCGGGCTTGGCCGCGCAGGGTTTCTACACTGCCTTCCAGCACCAAATCCCCGCTGCGGTTATCACCGGGATTTTTTCTGAGTCGGCTGGGCCGCGCAGCTTCATAGGCGGCGGCGATCTCCAGGGCACGCCGGGCTTGCACGCGGCGCAGGGCAGCCTCGGGTGCAAAAAACCCGATAACAGAATCCAGTTTATTCATTAGCAAAAATTCGCGTAGGCGGGCCCACGGCGTTTGCCGGCGGCCTTTAAGGTTTCTGCGATTGCGCGGCGCTCCCATTCCTGTCGGCCCGCGCGGATCTCTTGCAGGTTCTCGGCGGTAAATTGGCGGCCGTTAATCACCGTGGTTTTTCCGGCGAGCACGTCTATCTCGGCCTCGATATAGAGGCCTACCATTTCCTGTGCGGTTTTAGACATTTAGCTATCCAGTAGGGAGCCGGCGGGCTGTGATGGCCGCCGTGGTTGTTTTGCAGCTGGCTTGGGTTGGTCGGGTGTTTGTTGAGGTTCGCTAAATAGCGTGCGCTGGCCCAGGCGCGATTCGATCGTGGACCATTTTTTCTCGTTGTATTTGTGCATGCCCATGGCGTGGGCGGCGTGTAAGGCGTAGACCTCGGTATCGGTGCCTTCATTGGGCCGGCCGGGGCGCGGCTGCCAGGTTTCCCGGCCTTTATTTTTCTTGCTAGGGGCTTTCACTTCGGCGGTGACTTGCTCCCAGTAATCCTGCCGTACATGCTTGCAGCTGTGCATATAGGCACTGGTACCCAGCAGGCGCTTGGCCATCAGGTCTTTGGCTTTGTGGGTGCCAACCATATACACCTTTACCTGAAAGCGGTCTGCCTTGGTGCGACGCTTGGGATTATTAAAATCCACCTGCCGGGGCTGGTTAAAAATTTCCTTGGTGCCGAAGTCATTACTGTCACCTTTAATCGCCATCACCAACACACCACGATATTTTTTATCGCGGGTTCGCACCCAGTGATACACCGCGTTGCTGGTGCCACCATCAGAGGAGTCGATGCTCACCGCTGCTGCGCGGATCTCGCCGAAGCGCTCGTGTTCGAAGCTTTGGAATACCAACTTATCCAGGGCCGCCCAGCAATCGTCGCGCTTATCAGCAGTATCGCCGTCGATCTCGCCCCAGTACATTTGCCAGCTTTCTTCATTGCGGCCAAAGGCGCGAATGGTGATTGCGAGGCGGTCGTGCTGAACATCGATGCCGATCGTTACCAGCAGGCCAGCGGCAGGACAGAATAATTCAGGGTAATCCTCTGCAGCCTCTTGCAGTTTTTCATGGTCGAGTAAGCGACTGGCGGCGTACTGATAGGGCCGACCCAGTTTGTTGTTCTGGAAAACAATCCTTGCGGATTCATCGCCGCTTTTAGCTTCGTGTTCGGCTTCGAGAAAATCCCGCACCACATCGGCGAGGCCGGTGCCAGGAATACACACATAGAGTTCCGATAGCTCCATAAAGGTTTCTATCGGTTCGATTACATCGAGCTCAAAGTCTTCGCCACATTGGGTTTTTTCCCAACCGGCAAAGTCATCGCCATTCTCCCGCGCGGTTTTACAGGTCTGCAGGATATTGGCCTGGCGTCGGTAGTCATCCCAGGCACTGCCACAGTGCGGGCAGCTATACACGGCGGTGTCAGGCTGGTGCAGGCCGAATACCGGGTGGGGAGTGCCGCCCTCTTTTTCCAGCCAGCTGACGTTTTCCCAGTCCAGTACATGGGAGTCGCCGCAGTCATGACAGGTAATCGGCAGCACGCGCATGGTGCCGAGTTTGGTGTAATGCTCTACCTGCGAAAGATCAGCAACCGCCGGAGTGCCACCGATAATTAATTTCTTATTGCGCATGCGCTTGAGGCGTTCGCGCAGGTGGCGAATGGAGTCGCCCTGATCGCCAACATCTTTGTTGGTATCGTCTGGCTCCTCCACATAGCCCCGGCGGGCTGTAGTGGATTTCACATTGGAAATGGAGTTGGAGCCAATGGTGCGCACCTCACCTCCGGGGAACTTTTTGCGTGTGGAACGGCTACCACCCTTGCGGCTGGTGGTGACATCAATCACCCGGCTCACTGCTGGTGAGCCCTCAATAATCGGCACCAGCTTTTCATCCATGAAGAGCCGGCCTTTTTCATCCTTGGGAAACAGCATCAGGATGCGAGCCGGGTCCGTGGCGGCACATTTACAGATATCGGTGGCCAGCAAAACCGTCCAACCGATCTGCGCGGCCTTTTGCATCACCACCATCCACGACACGGGATTATCCAGCGCGTGCATCACGCCCCAGAAATAAGGCACATAATCGTTGCGGTAATAGCCCGCGTTATCACTATCCTCTGAGGGTAGTTTGATATTGTCTGGCAACCACTCAATCAATGGGACTTTAGGCTGCGGTATCCAGGCCTGGCGCACCTCCTCCACCAGCCTCTTCAGATTCAATCTGGTAACTGCCAATAGCTTTGAGGGCAGCGTCAATGTTTGGCTGTAGGGGTTCGCGGTCGACGGTAATGGCATACTGGCTCTCGATAGCAATAACGATGCTTTCTACCGCTCCTAATAATTCATTCTTGCCAATGGTGGACCACTCCACCATCGCCTTGCGTACGGACTCAATATCCAGAATTAATTGATCCTGCTTGTACAGCTCGCGCATTTTTAATTGGGCATTCGCCTCAGATTCAACCGCCTGCGCCATATCGCGACGGTTGCGGGCTTCACTCGCTTGCCGGCCTGCAGCTTCAACACGTAGCCGTTCACAATAGGCTTGCAACCAAACAAGGTAAGTAGCACTCTGCGGCAACACCCCCGCCTGCACATGCTTAGCAATTGCCGGCTGTGAGGTTCCAACCAGACGAGCAAAACCAGACTGAGTGGCCTGATCATCCAGTGATAGGTTGTCAGCCAAGGTATAACCCCCTAGGAAATTTCAGGTAGCTGTTAAAAAAACGGGGTCCGAATTACCCGTGTGCCGGGTTTCTCAGGAGGACCCGTTGAAGTGTAATTCAGCGTCGCTTAGCGGTTGCCAATGCGCGATCCATTGCCTTTTCCAGCTCAATGGGGATGTGCTTTCGGGCTATGCCTTCTGCAATTTGAAAGAATGGAAAACGCTTGCGGTACTCTGGCTTCTTTTTAACGAAGATCAGAATGGGCCTGGCCGATCTACGACGCTTGTACCCTACCCTTTGCCAGACTCCCAAGGTGCCCTCAATTTTTCCGACAAAGTAACCCTTGGTTGCTCCTCGCTTGGATTTACTGCGCCGGCTATCGGTAGCGTTTTGCGTGGGGTCAGAGCTAGCACTGACCTGGGAAAGGATCTTGCTGTAAGTGCCTGCGCTGATATTGCCATGCTTATTTAGCTTCGCTCCCTCACCGGGAACAACATACATCCCAGCGGGTAGCAGGCCAGCAATGCGCAGCGCCCGCTCGAATCGTTTGTCATTACGGCTGGTGCCAAATACAGCAGGGGCAAGGTATTTACTCGGTGCTGTGCCCTTGGTGGCATGATCACGAATATACACTTTGGCACGGCCAGAGCGCTTGGTCGCCTTATCTATCAGAACTGAGTTCAGAGTTAACTTGACTGGGTTCATAAAAACCCGACCCATTGCAGAACGCTCTTCCCCACGAATCCTAAAAGCCACATTGTTCAAAGCTACTGAGCCCGCATAAGGCAGCTGACGCTGTAACTCGGCAGAGGCACTATCAAACGCTGAAGTATCAATGCTGACATTAACCTTCATGAGTCTTCACTCTGCTGTTCCTGCAGCTTCAAGCGCTTATGGTTGTAATACCAATTAACCACCAGACCTAGCGCAGCTATCAGCACACCAGCAAATCCCAGCCAATTATTAGCAAGCCAACCAGCAAAAGTTCCAGCACCAATGGCAGTCATATAGCTAGCCTTATCCGCTATTTCTCTCAGAGCATCCTGAAGTGTCATGACTGCTTCCAGGCAATAGCTGCCTTCTCAACGCTGCGCCCCACGACATAACCACCGAGGCCGATTTTTACGATTTCCAGAAGAGCGAGAGTCTGATCCTCGCTGAGGTTTGGTGCTGTCCACCCCAGCCAATGAAAGACGATCAACCCCACGAACGTGAGCATTGTTACTGGCCGCCAGTTTCTTTGTAGCCATGACTCCCCTCCAGCTTCAGCAGTGATTACCTGGGTAGCCGCTTTCAGCTCCTCCAGGTCCATTGAGATTAACTTTGAATCCACTTGTGCCTTTAGGCGATTAGCTTCTGTCTTATCTGGGAATGCCTTGTCTATGACCTTGCCGAGCAGGTTGGATATAGCTGAAATCATTAGTAACTCCACACTGTAGGGCGCGCACGCTCGCCAGGAATAGAATCAAGGTCATCCAAATGGATAAACCGTCTTTTAATCGGCCCTTTCTGTTTCACCCCTATACCAGTGAAACCCTCTTCTAAGGCAATTTTCATAAGCTTGTGCGCCCCGCTCACAGCCACAGAAACATCAACAGCCTGCCCGGTGGTATGGGTCATGGTCGCATTTAATCTGGCGTTATGAGCTGGGCAACGGTAGCCGGAATTAATAATTATCGGCTTGCCATATCGCTCCCTAACTCGAATTAACCGTCTGAGCGTTTCATCTTTGAAATGATTTTTGCCACAACAACGACAGGCCAATTCCGGCTCTGTGAAATAGTCGCTCTGGAACATAAAGCCTCAATATTTAAGCAAAAAAAAGGCGCCCAAAAGAGCGCCGCCAAGAGCAGAGGATGGAGCAATGAAAAATAGGAATTCAGAAACGAAAAAACCGGCTCAAGGCCGGTTTAGAAAGATATTCTGTTCGCCGCATCAATAACCTAAGCAGCTTTGCACATATTAGGGTGCGCACGTGCGCACTGTCAACAGCCTAACACTGTATTAAAATTCAGTTATGCCGCATCTTGCGCCAAATAAAACGCCTCTAAGGTTCCCTCAATAACTCGACACATATTAATCACCCAGGTTTTACCCTGGCCAACCTTTTTACACACGTGTGGCATCTCCCATCGATAGTAATACCTCAACCAGAAAACCATCCCCTCCAACTCTGCCTTCCCTTTGTCCTGCCGACGAATAATCGTATTCAGATAAGCCAGTACCACAGCATCCATTCTAACCGCCCTTTCCCAATCGATTCCCGTTGAAATTTCCGTGCACCCGCTCATCATCTCCCGACCAAATGCCGCCATACGCGGCCAAGATACAGAATCTCCCGCCCTCTCAGGATAAGCTCTGGCCCACTCCCACAAGAGATCACGAATACCAACTTCCGACATTAGTAAAACCCTCTTGAAACACACTGGAAAATCACACCAACTGAACCTATCAAGCAGCCACCTGAAAACTATCGAAATGCTCCTGAAAAACCTTTCTCGCCACATGCAGGTTATCTCGGTGGAAAGTACCCAGATAATCCTCATGCACCCGCCGGATTTTATTTTGAGTGACCACCGTATGCGCAAACACCAGATCCACTTGGCGTGGGTTGTCCGTGCGGAATGCCGCTAACGGCCTGCTGGCCGCAGTTGTTAAAATTAGCTCTTTGGCTTCAGTGAGTGTCACAACGGTCATAACTATCGCTCCTTGATGTTTCGTGTTTACCAGCTGGTATCTGTCAGAATCTCACCGATTGGCCGGTCTCGTGTTCGCTGCTGGAGCTGACCGGCAGCGCCTGTGTTACGGTTTTCATTGCCCGCTCCCTGTTGGTGATTCACAGGAGGCATGAATCCCTCCTGCCAGTGTTTTCCAGCACCAAAGAACCTCTTAGCCTGCATAACAAATTCGGTACCGATCTTGCCGGCTTGCTCGCAGTAGCTGCGATAGCGTTCCAGCCCTGATTGAAATTCTTCCGGCGGGTGAGATTTGCGTTGCTTGCGATACACCTTTAGGGCTTCCCCCTTTGGATTAGCGCCAGCCCGTTTTGGGTAGGATTTCCACAGCTGCTCAAACTCGGATTCAATCGGATTAATTTCTGAAACTTCCGGATGTTGCCCAATAGTCTTATTCTCTACTGTATTACTCAGTATTGTATTCCTCTCTTTTAGGAAACCTAAATACCCCTCTTTAGGTTTCCTAACGGGGTTGTTTAGGTTTCCTAAATACCCCCCTTTAGGTTTTCTAAATAGGTCAGGCTGGTTTTTAGAGTAAATTTCAGACAGGAAAATATTCCGTGCAATAACCCGTTTCCCTTCACGCTTATGGCGGAGAGAGATATACCCCTTCTCCTCTAACGAGGACAGAATTTGCGAAACTCTCGATGTAGAAACCCCAAAGAACTCGGCAAACGCCTTGTTAGACTTGTAACACCCCCTCACCGGGTCAGCCGATAGACTCTTGATCTCTACCAACATCACCTTTTCTTGCATCGTTAAGGTTTTATCCAGCCATAGACTGGCCGAAATCCAAACCCCTTCAAAAGCCCTTTCTTCAGACACAATTAACCCTCCAGCGAACTCACCTGAATTAGCAAAAATCAATGATCAGATTTGAATGCCGGTCTTTCCCGTCTGTCAGCGGTCTTTCCCGCAGTCTTCAAAGCGGGCTGGATTGGCGTCCCTCACCGGCCCTTTCTATGGAATCTGATGTTTCCCTGTATAAATCCCCATATACCGCAACGAATTAAATCCAACCTTCAATCACCGCAGAATGGCAGGACAATAAAATGGGGATTTGAAAATGATCGTTATTCTGGTTTCACCGACCAACCCACACGGCCTAACTTGCCTGCCGAACTTCTGGCATTACTTGCTACCCAGCAACCTCGAAAGACCTGTCAGCCGTCCGATCTCCAATGAGGTCAAGAACACTTAACCCCAAATATCTGGCCTCGCCTCAAGAAGACTTACCTGCCCATCTGCAGCAGAGACAAACCTTCTGGCAAGGTTTGGCCCCAGGCGACGATGCCCGCCACGAACCAGATTTAGATAACCAAGCGTCGTGCCTATCTTCTTCGCGAAGTCGGCTCGCTCTCTTTGGCTCATTGGCTTTAAGAATTCAATAGGTTTCATGCCTTAAATGTATCTTAGTGATACATCTTTAACAACAAAAATTGTGCTGAACTTATACCTAGGGGAGACAAATGAATCATTATGGCCAATTGATTGGACTTCTAGAGTTTATCAAAATGATGCGAATCAATGAGAATGATCTGCAGGCACGCACGAATGGAAGTTAGCTACATTAGGCTTGAGAATGCCCGAAAACTCTCCAAAGAGTTCAATAGCCTTAAGGAGTTTGCAGAGGCGCTGGGCATGCAACCCTCCCAGCTCTCTCAGTTAATTGGCCCCAACCCACGCCGCAGCATAGGCTCCACTGTCGCAAGGCGAATCGAAGCTACTTGCGGACAAGATAAAGGTTGGCTTGACGTCACACATAAAGATAGCAGCGGCGCCGTGACCTCAAGCAAGGGAGTAAACCTTGACCTACTTGTCGACTGCATTGCGGCAGTAGAGGAGAAAGTGGCGGAGCTCGACATTAAAAACATGCCGGTAGAGGCCAGAGCTCGCGCAATCACCACTGTTTATGCTTACACTGAGCAATCCCAAGCCGCAGAGGTTATGGACCCTACCTTTGCGATCCGGATGGTTTACCGGGGAGAGTAGAGAATTCCCACTCCAAACAAAACTCTTCCTGAGCTATCTTCTGACAGCTATAGAACTTTACGCAATCTCCGCATTGATACCCAGCCCAACCTAAGCTTTCCCTGATTGCTTCCACCACTCTCTGACTGCTCCTCCACTCCGGTGCCTCCCTCACTACACAACTCACGCTGCCTCCCATCCGTAGATCTCCGTGTGACCTAGAGAGGTTAACACCTCAAATAAAATCGAAAAGCAGGCATAATCAATCATTTTGATAACTTACGCGTGGTAAATCCCACAAATCCGATAAATGTTGCAATCCGGATGCCACAAGATCTCACACCAGGCCAAATAATCTACCGGGCTAGAAAATCCAAGAAAATGAGTCAAGAAAGGCTAGGCAAACTTATAGGGCTTGAGCGTAGCGCTATAAGAGACCTGGAAAGAGGAAAGAAAAATTCACTCACTTTCCAGCAGTTTTCGACACTCCATCGTGAATTCTCATTAACCCCTAATGACATACTCGGCATACACCCAGGCACGAACGCCTCGGATGAAGAAGCCCTGTCATCAGCTATTGAGCGAGTAGCACCAGAAATTTCAAAGTTAATACTCAACCAATCCTTCCCAAAAAAGATAAAATAATTTATCTTTTTGTTGTCTAAATTTATCATTGTGATACATTTGAACTGCACTCTACATGAGGACAGGACGCCAAAATGCACATCTCCGTACACCTCAGGCCACTAGCCCCAAGACAAGCCGAAGCACTGACGCATCGCGCACGAGGACTCTCCAATCGGGAGACCGCCCAGGCTATGCAGTGCTCAGTCACCAACGTCAGCAACCTGCTGGCCGAATGCTTCTACAAGCTGCACGCCCGTAACAGCACAGACGCTGTAGCTAAAGCAGTAAAACACGGATTAATTCAATTCGCCCTGATCGCCTCAGTTCTTAACGGCATTGGCTCAGATGCACAGGAACAACTGCGCACCCGTATCCAACGCCGCCCCACGGTTCGAACTATTCGCATCCGCAACCGGGAGAACTTCGCATGAGCGCCATCGTGTTTGTACATCCAACTGCCATGAGTAAAAGCAATATCGACCACCTCAAGCGTCGTATCGATATCGCCAACGCCGCCCACAAAATTGGCACCCGCCTAGTGCAGCCAAAACCCACCACCGCAAAGCCAGTAAACCCCAACGACTGGCCGCCCTTTGGAGGTGATGCCGCATGAATCAATTCGAATTTATTGATCTGCCCGTCAATGACCAAGAAAAGGCAAGCCCCTTCGGGGCATCAAGCAGAGAAATTATTGTGATCGATGGCGAAACCTCTGGAGAAATATCCCTTTACGAAGATCGACACGGCGAGAACTTCTACTCAGCCCACTTGAGTGTGAACTCAAGACCAAACGGGTACACGGTGGGGCAAGGAAAAACAAAAACTGAAGCTATTCAGAATGCCCTGGAGAACCTTATAAATCGGGCCAGCGTTTTTATTGAATCGGTTAAAAATCTGATGTCATCAGCAACTGGAGCAGAAAACGCATGAGCAATTCAACTATCCACACAGGAATTACCTTCAGCTGCTGCCCATCTGTAAGCGTAGAAACACTTTTCACTGTCGCCAACGGATATTCCGGTGCCAGCAAAGCTGCCGCATTGGTTTTGCTTTCCGCCTGGAATAGCAACGATTTTTCGCTCCCTATTGCGGAACTCTCGTTGCTCGACGGCGACAACTTCTGGCACGCCATCAACGTGATCAACCTGCGCTACCACGGCAAATCACCACAAAGCGTAATTGCGGGCGGTGACAAAAAATTTCACGCCCTCTACCGAGAATGGAACCACTTGGAAACCCAGAGGAAGAAAGCCACATGAACACAAAAGAATTTACACCGTCGGACTACAGCGCCCCCGCCTTTCTCGAAAAGGGCGTCCAACACATGCGCGACCGTGCCGAGCAACGCGACAGCGAAGACGGCGAGCGCTCTATGGCCAAAACCGTAAACGCATTTAATGCCCTTTACGGACACCGCGTCACCGAGGAGCAAGGTTGGATGTTTATGGCGCTCCTCAAACAATCCCGCGCAAGCGTCGGCGTATTTGTAGCTGACGACTATGAAGACGGCGCCGCCTACGTTGCCCTTGCCGGTGAAGCCGCCGCAAGAGCCAGGGCCGCCTAATGAATGAGTTCAGCCGAATCTTAGATCTGTACGAAGAACTACTGAACAAGGTGAAGCTACAAGAGATTGAATTGGAAAGTATGCGCGAACAAATCGCCGCACTCTCCGAAGCCATCCAAGGCCAAGCTCCACAACAAGACAATCAGGAGGCAGCGTGAAAAAGGAAAAAACCTTCACCGTCACCCAGGCCGCCCGTCTATTGGGAATGGGTAGAAACAACTTAATGAAACTCATGCGGAATAACGGCCTTTTACACAACCATGAACCCATGCGGAATTCACCTACCAAGCTCGCCACAACACAGGGTTTGCTCGTAGCAGAAAACGCTGAATATAAGCGCGGCCCAGTGCCGGTGCCGTATATCAACACCAAAGTCACATCCAACGGCATGGTCTGGATGCGCGACCTTATCGAAAAACAAACCGTGCCCCAGGCCAGTTAATAAGTTCAACCGCGCCCCGGCGCATTCAGTCAGCTGTAACCGTCCCTGGGCTGCCAGTACGGAGCCCTTTTTTAAAAAGCATGGAGGATCAAATGAAGAGATACGCACTTTTCTGCGGCGCCTACAACTTAATGATGGGTGGAATTAAGGATTTTAAACAGTCATTCCACACGGAAGAAGAAGCAATTCAAGAAGCGGAAAACATCGCTGAAAACGATCCCTTTGTACAGTGGGTGCAGATTTTCGATAAAAAATTAGAAGCAGCAAAAACATATAGCGCAGTGAGGGGAAAGCTGAAACGCCGAAAAGAAAAAGAGAGTAGCTGCAACCTGGAAGCAATGGGAGCAAGTTGAATTCTAAATTGTCACTCCTCAAAACTAGCTAAATCAGCCCGCCTAACGCGGGCTTTGCTGGCAGAAGACCATGAAGCGAGGGATATGCAATGAGCAAGCTGCTAACTAAGCAGGAGATAGGTAAGTTAACCGGTGCTGGCGCCGAAAATGCTGAAGAGCAAAAGCGAATTCTCGACAAGAACCGGATTCCCTACGTAACAAAGAAGGACCGCTCTCCTGCTCTGACCTGGGAGATGGTCAATCAGGCTAAACTCATGCAAATTAATATCCCCAACTCAGGTGGGAACACCCCCCAATTACCACTTGGTGTCAATATGAGCGCAATCAATGGGTAGACCAAGAAACCCCAAGAACGCCTGGATGCCACGCTGGGTAGAAATTTACCCACGCGGCTACCGGGTTAAAATACGAGGACAAGGTGCTTGGCACTTGTGCAGCCCTGATGCAACTCGCGCCGAAGTTTGGACCGCCTATGAATTATGGGAAGGCGGCCAACACGGTAAAACATTCACCGTTACCGACCTGATAGAACTCTATCTGGCCTCCCCCCAATACACCAAAGAGATTAAACCTCAAACACAAAAAGACTATCTGCGATACGCAAAGAAGATAGAGGCTGTCTTTGGTCAAGCGGTGCCGGACTCCATCACGTCACCCGTGATTCAAATGTATATGGATGCGCGCGGAGGGCAATACCCAACAGCTGCAAATAGAGAGCGTACATTTCTTAGTATTATTTTTCGCTGGGGAAAGGCCCGGGGGTTCGTATCGATCGAAGACCCAGCCAGGGCGGTCAAGCCAATCAAGGAAAAGCAGGCTGGCCGCTATGTCGAGGATTCAGAGTATTTAGCTTTCTATAACTGGTTAGAATCCAAGGGACATACTGCTCACGCAGCAGCGATGGAGATTGCCTATCTTTGCGCCGCTCGCCAACAAGATGTTCTCGCATTGAAGCGACAAGATATCATCGGCGAAGGTTTATTGATTTGCCAACAAAAGACAGGCAAGAAGCAATTGAAACTTTGGACGGAACGATTACACGACGCGGTTGAGTTGGCGCTTAAAAGTAACACCAGCTCCAGGTCACAGAGTATGTACCTGATTCGTGGCCGATCTGGGCAGCGCTTCACTCGAGACGGATTCAACAGCACTTGGAGCCGAGAACAGAGAGCCGCCAATGAGGCTGGCGTCCTACCCGCTCGTTTTCGATTTCATGATTTAAAGATCAAGGGCATCTCAGACTTCGAAGGCGACAAGCAGGAATTCAGTGGGCACAAGACTCGCAGCATGATGGAGCGCTACAACCACACCGCCGACAAAGTTGTTTCTCTTAACAAGGCGAGGATTAAAAGCAACAATAAACCCAATGACTCCCCCTAAGGCAGGCTAGAGTCAGCCGGTTATCGACAAATTTAAACTAATCTACAGGGCTCGGCTCGGTGATGCGGCCCAGAAATAACTCAGCCTCCCTACTAGAAAGGCTATGACAATAATCCAAACTACACTTGTTGCCATCCTTATCCAACACCAACCCGGCAATAAAGGTAATCTCACTCAAAACTGACCTTCCATAGTTGAGCAATTCTCTTAAGTTATCTACATTAATTTCCGCCGTAATACTTCTCTCACCCAACTTAACCCTCAAATCATAATGGGCAGCAATTTTATTTCTATAATCCCTCAACCCCATCTTATTAACTAGCTTAGCTATATCCTCCATCCGCTGGTCAACCTGACTATTCGCTGGCAGCAAGTGAGAATAAGTTTTATAGAAATTAATAAGCGACAAGTTTTGCCTATCGCCCTCTCCGGCCTGATCTGAAAAAATGGCTGCGCAACCAATGGTAATATCTGCAATTACAGCCTGATTAATTGCTTGAGCTATTCGAGGGCACCCACCCCAGAGCTTCTTTACTTCGGATGGTTTACAAAAAAGCTCCTCATGAACGTTAAGAGCCATCCAAACTTTTGCAATTGCTTTAGCGGTTTCCACCGCTTGTGACTTCTTACTTCCCTGCAT